ATTTGATGTTGATTCATGCTCAGGATCAACAATAATTGGATCTCATGCTGGTAGGTTTGATCTTAACTTAGCATGGTCAAGTGCTGCTGGTATTCTTACAAATGCTGATTTACCAACAGCATTGAATGCAGATGAAATAATAGCATATGGTTACTACGCAGATCCACAGTCAATACAGGCAAATGGTCCTAACACAACAATAGCATCAGCGACTGCTGCTGGTAACAGTGCAACTTTATTACAGATTCCAGTACAACAACTTGGAGAAGGAACTGGTACGTTTGCAGTTGGTGATCTAATCGCTGTAGGACCTTTAGCATCATTCTCTGGTACTACTGGTCAAATTGAGATAATGAAGATTGACACAATTGTGAACACTGGTGGACTTCCTACCATTATTGCTACAAGAGAGCAAGAAGGAACAGTCGCAATGAGTCATGGTGTTGGTGATGTTGTTAGAAGAATTATCAAACATGAAACACAATCTAGTGTAATTGATGCTCAAATTAGACAAAGATCAGTTGCTGGTGTAAATGCTGATTATCTCTCTGTAATAATAGAGAGAGGATATATCTCACAACAGAAACTAGATTACAAACAGTGGTTAAGATTTAGAAACACAACCACTGGTGTTGAGATACTAACTCATGTAAACGGTAGATTGTATGGTAAGACTCATACAACCCAGATGAATGAGCAACTTGGTGATGGTGCTAAGTCATACAGAAATGGTAGATTGGATGTAACAGACAATCTAACATTAACTGGTGGTAACTTCACAATTTATGATAGTGTTAAACAAACTAAATTATTCCAGTTTGTTAACGATGACGGACATGCTGATCACTCAGGTCTAATTAACTGGGATGCTGGTGTGATAGCAAGAGGTGACTTGTTCTTATATCCAACATCTTGCCCAGAGAATGTTATTACATCATTAGCATGTGAACCATCATTCTCAGTAGATAACTTAGGAAATGTAACTGCTCAGAAAACACTGACAATAACAGGTACTCCAACATTAACTCCAACAGGTGCTGATGTATTCTCAGTACAGAATCTTGGAATAAATGGTGGTAGTGAATACACTATCAAGCAGAATCGTTCGATTGATGCATTTGGATTACAAAACTTCACTACATCAACTGGTGCAAGGCATACTAGATACTTATCAGCAGCATCACCAGAAGCAGATCTAATACTGATTGCAAATATAGTTTACATGGTAAACGTACAAGCAACACAAACATTGATCGTTACACTACCAGCTGCACCACAAACAGGTGATATTGTAAGAATGATTGATGTGGGTGGTAACTTGAAGTATGATACAACATTAGTTGTTAGAACTCCTGAGACAAGTGGAACACCAATACAAGGTGACTCATCAGGAACACTATTTGGAGATAGATTAACTCCATATCCATCTGGTGAACTTGTAGTTCAAACTCCTAATGCTGGATTTGCACTCGTATATCTTGGATCTGTTGATAGTAATGATCAAATAGGCATACCAACTAGCGTACAAGGTTGGTGGTTAATGGAGGTATAATAAATGCCAAGTTACAACCGCATAAAAGCGTCAAAAGCCAGTCCAATAGGCACAATAATGCCATGGACTGGTAGTACCAGTGAATCAGCACTATCTCCAGATGCTATACCAAGAGGTTGGATAGTATGTAACGGAGGTCAGTTGAGGGCAAGAGATTATCCTGTACTTGCACAAGTTCTAGGTAATTTATATGGTCCTGTAGTAGAAGCTGGTCAACCATTTGTTGGTATAACTAATTCATATCCAAATTATAATGATGATGATGTTTTCAATTTACCATTACTAAATCAACAAGTTCTCATAGATTTAGAAAGTAATTTGTTATCAGGACAAGAATTGAGTATATTTGGAGAATTTGTCTCATTAAATGGTTTTGAAGGTCAACAACCAGTATCCAATGTATTATCATATATTGATGCACAGTTTACAACAAGTGTTGAGGCAGAATTATCAGGAAAAATAAAGGGCATTACTATTGAAGAACCATCATATTTTGATACTATTAGAACTATTAATAGAAAATTAGGTGTTGAACATACTGCAGCACATACTCATCCCAGACCAGAAAACTCTGTCTACCCATCTGTAGAATTAGCTGGAAGTTATCTAGGTTTATTTGAAGCTGGAACATTTGAAGTTCAAGATGGTGAGTATAAAACTGGTGCTGATAGAGGACTTACTAATACAGAACCATTAGCAGATAGTTTCAATCCTGGCACAATTTCATGGACTGCATATGACCCCCAAGCAACATCATTAGTTGATATGAATAATCATCGACATTTTGGTAATGCATCTGATCTCATACCGCTAGTTCCAAGTCAGGATCGTGTTGTTTCATCATATGGATATACTCAAGAATATGTTGATGATAACTCATGTGTTGCAGCAACTCCCAGACAACCAGCAGTTACTGCTCCATTTCCACCACCTGGCACATACTTAGGAGCAAGAAATTTTTATGTATCTGAGCAAGTTCCTTTAAACAGAAGAGGTAGTGGTGTAGTTCCTCCACCTACAGACGAACAAGACTATTATGGTGCGATTGGAGCAGGAAGAGATTATCCATATCCTACAACATTAAGTCATAATGGCGATGCTTTTACAAGTAGTAGTTTAGGAGCTCATAATCACTTTACGATTGATATATCAATGACTAGAGGACAAATGAATATCCCTACTACTTTACTCATAAATAATATGACGACTGGAAATGTTGAACCTATCAATGTTAACAGGGCACTTAGTGTACAGGTAAATCCTAATACACCATCCTTGGTCACTTTGTATATCATCAGAGCATACTAATGGCAGTATTATATTCAAAAGAAAAAGGAAAAATAGGAACACTTACTGGTTCTATTATAAACTGGTCTAATCAATTAACATCATCAGATCCAGAAGATCCAACAATATACGAAACTCTTCCTGCTGGTTATTTAAGATGTGATGGATCAGTTTATGCTGCTGAAGCATTTCCAGAACTTGCCAGTATATTGGGCGTTGGAACAAATTGTAGATATAAAAAACCAGATACAAACTTACTTGACAATCAATTTCAAGTGCCAGATCTTGGTGCAAAATCTACCAAGACATCATTCTCCTCTAACTTAGGAGATTATCAAGATACATATTTGCTCAATGATGCAGGACAAGAGATAACGAAATCTGGTGTAGGATTAGAAGTTAGTAGTAACATAGGAGCAACGTTCGAGATACAATATCAAGGTAACTTCTTTTTACCATCACAAACAGTTGAAATTACTGGTCAACCTGGTTTTGCTAGATCTAGTGGTAACTACACAGAAGAATCAGAAGTATTACAGAACCAATTTCAACCACATGCACATTTCCATGATGGGAAGAGATCAAGAACTGCATCACCTTCAAATGAATTTGGTTTATTTGGTAGAAACTCATATACATCTAAATCTACTTTGTGTATTATGCCATGGGCAAATAACACACAACAAGAATTATGTAAGGCAGTAGCATCTAAAGCAATTACTGCAGTTCAACCACAAAATGATAGTAATTCTTGTGGTTTCTCATTTTTTGGTGGTTCTACACAAGAAGACTATGAGTGGTTTGGTGCTTGTTGGAGTGGTTGTACTTTTGATCAACAAAAGAAGTGTTTAATACCTGGTAATATTCCTGAGTTAAATTCTGATGGAAGTGGAAATCCAACAGGAACCATCTTACAATTTGGATGTTCAACTCTTGGAAATCAGAACGGATTTCCAATATATTATCGCTCAGATCAAAATCCACATAGCGGATTTTGTGGAAATATGGAATACCAAGGTGAAATGACTTGTAAAACTACAGGTTCTTGTGGTATTGGAGCATCAGACTGTGATGGATATGCTAACCCTGCTATTAGAGGAGGTAACATATATTCTAAAGTGGCACCTAACTATACACCATTGACTGTGGATTCTGCAACTCAACTTCCATTTGATTCACAAGCAAACACTGTAACTTATGGTGCACTCAACAATACTGTGGTTGATGTAGAAGATTTTGGTAATGAATGTATACATAAACATTTTGTTCCATTTAATCAAGATGCACATACATGGAATGTGGTAACAAAACCAACCTATATTCCTGCAGATTCAATAACATCAACAATTAACATTGATGTAAATACAGAAAATAAAGCAGATGGTTTTATACAACCATTCTTAGTTCAAGAATTTTTAATTAAATATTAAAATGGCAACATACAGGAATTCATACGATAATTATTATTCCGACAAAACAGGTAATCACTCTCCTGTCGGAACAGTTCTTCCTGTTTTTGCTGATCTTAATATGGCATCAGAGGATCCTGAGTATTCATATCCACAGCATTTATATTGTGATGGAAAAGAGTTGAAGATTCGTGATTATCCAGAATTATACAGTATTATTAAAAATAGATATGGTGGTGCTGCATCACAAAATATAACTCAAACAGCACAACCTGGTGGTTTGAGGAGGTCATATTTTATAAACAATAAATTATTTTTCAACTTTAATTACGATTCTACAAATAACAAAGTAAATGTAAAAAGACCATATCCATATGGTGCGGTGTTTAGATTTTCTCTTGGAACTAATCCTTACGGATCATTTCCAATTACTGGTATTTTTAATCAAACTACCTTCTATCAATTAAAAGAACCAACAGAAGACGTTAGTGCATATAATTTTGCAAATGAATTTGCATATGAGGTAGTATTTCCAACTGATATTTTAGGCAATACCGTTGATCTAACAGCAATCAACCAATCTGATTATACTATAGATTTTACATCTGGTTCTAATAATGCTGCATCATATGCACTTACGGTTACTAATACAGGTGAAACTTCATGGAATATAAACGGTGAAGATAGAGACGGTCCTGTTTCTGGTGAGAATCCTACTCTTACTTTTGCTGATGGTGATATAATTCAATTTACTGTTACTACAAATGCTGATCATCCATTTCTTGTCAAAACTGTAAATAGCACTGGAACTGCTAATCAACTTCCAGAAAAGACTTCATCTACTTTATATGGAGTAAATGGAAATGGTGCTGGTAGTAGTCCAAACAATAGTGGTGTAGCAACACTTTATACATCTACGTTATCAGGAGTTACTCTTTATTATAATTGTCAAAATCATGCTGCGATGAATGGATCAATTGCAATTGGTGCTGTTGGTAGTGCTGTACACCCTGATCTTGTTGTACAAAAATCATATAATTTACAAGACTATCCATATAATATTGGAACATTTAATTTACCAGATTATAGACAAAGAAAGATACTTGGATTTGGTAACGTCAACGGAGCAGGAACATCAACACCAGAAAATGCAGTTAACAACTCTGTTGGACAAACTGGTGGTACGTGGTATATACCAAAAGATACGTTAATTAATAGTGGAGATTTTTTTGTTGTTGGTGATGTAAAAACTACAGGGTATAACAACATAGCTGCAGATATTTCTGCATATATCACAGGAACTGTCAAATATCAGATAGGACCTATGGATGATTATATCTTCCCATTTCCACCAACACATAATCATAGAATGTTAACAGTAGAAGTTGACGAAACAAAGTTAGCAGAACTAGGAACTGTAGAGGTCGATAAGTTTGCTGTAAACTATGTGACTACTAGAGCAAATATTAATTTATTTGAACCAAATGGATCTGCTGGACAGGCATTGGGTCACTCACATGGTTTAATTGGTGTACCATTACAGAACTCATTGACAGCAACATATGGTAATAGTAATGGAATTGGTGATACATTAGGAACTACTGGTGGTCAACAATATCAATATATGATATCAGAATCACCATTTGTAAATGTCTTATCTATTACTTATGACTCTATTACTGATTTAATAACAGTAAATTGTGATGGTAATCATAATCTTAATGTTGGTGATATTGTAACTATAAATCAAGCAACACCATCAGAATTTGCTGGCAATTTTACTATAGTATCAACAGGATTTGGACTCCAAGCATTTAGTGTAGAACCAAGAGATGGAGAGACACCACAACAAGCAACAGCTGGTGGAGTTGGTGTAACAGTACAATTAGCAAATGGTTATTTTGCAGAACAAGAAGTTACACAAGCACCAAGAGCATATGTCGTAGACAACAACACGTTAGTTGGCGGTAAAGCAATAGAATTTGACATACCTGGCAACTCATTTATTATATCAGAGACTGTTATTGACACACCACAAGGTGGTGTTGTACCAATTCCAGATGCTGGTGGAGGACAAATATCAGGATGTAGTGTTACTTTGCGATCACCTGGCGGTGGTGGTGCAGATAGTGACAATGATGGACTAAATGGTGGATATGCTGAGATTGGTATAACTGTTGATGGTACATTTTACACTATTAGAGCTGTAGGTGGTGGCGGTGGAACAAGAGGATCTGCTGGTGGTGCTGGAGGATCTGGAGGAGGATTTATAATTCCAGCAGCATTATTAAATGATTCACGGTTTAACTTTAACCAAACTGTTGGTGATGATGGAGATAATGGTGGAATACCAGGAACAGGTCTTAATGACTCACTTGGTGGTGGTGTTGTCGGTAATATTCCATCAGGAGCATTTATGACAGGTGGTAATGGAACAGCACAACTAAAAAGTGTAAGTAATACTGACCCAGAGACAATCTATACATCTAATGGTTCATGGACAATACCAGCACCAGCTTCTGGAGAAATAAGTAGAAGCATAACAATTGAAATCTCAGGTGGAGGTGGAGGTGCTGGTAATGCAAACTCAGGATCTAACTGTAGTTCATCTTGGCCAGGTTGGCCTACCACAATATCAGGTAAAAGTGGTGCTAATGGTGGATATGGTGGTAGAGGTGCAAGATTAATAGGTTCAATAGCAGCAACAGCTGGAACATTATCTTGGGAATTAGGACAGGGTGGTAATCCTGGTTTTAATACTAGACAAGGAAATACTGTTGGAGGAACACCAGGTAATGACCCTGCTACAGGACAACCATGGGATAACTGGCCAGGTGGTATTGGTAATGGATATGAACCAGGTGGAACTGCTGGTAGTGTTCTTGGTGCTACTGGAGTTGTATCTGGAAATGGTGGACAAGGTGCATGGGGTAATGGTGCATCTGCAGGATCAGGTGGTGGAGTATCAGGTTTATTTTTAGACGGTGTTGCAATCGCTGGAGCTGGCGGTGGTGGTGCTGGCGGAGGATCAGGTGGTGGTTACAACGGTAGTGGAACTACTGATGGTTGCTATGCTGGTGGTGACGCACAAGGACCTAGTCAAGGATTAGTTGCAACATCAGGAGCTTTAGACTTTGCAAATGGTGGTTCTGGTTCTACTGGTGGTTGTACTGCTGGTGGAGGTGGAGGTGGTGGATCCTCCTGTGGTGTCATCGGTTCACCAGCTGGTGGTATCGGTGGACAAGCGGGTGTTGGACATAATGGTAACGGTGGTGGTACTGGTGGAACACGAGGTATATCTGCATACAGAACTACTTATTGGGTTGGAGCAGTATCAGAAGATGGTCAAGGTTCACTTCCTTGCACTGGAGGATATGTAAAAATACAATTCTCAAATGTCACTGAATATTTTGATAACACTGGTGGTGGTGGCGGACAAGGTGGCGACCTTAACTTATCATTTGGTGGCGGTCTTGCTACCTCTGTTACATATACTTTGCAAGGTCCTGGTAATGGTGGTGGAGAAGGAGACAATGGAGGATCAGGATCTATAAACATAACTTACTTTGGACAAGAGGAAGGAACAACAGTGCCAGGTGGAACTACAAATCCAGCAGGAAGATATTATGAATGTGATAGTGATGGTAATCCTATAGGTAGTGCTTCTATTGCTAACGTATGGCAATCATCAACTGACCCTGCTATCAAACAAAGAGAATTTGGTCAAGGAACTGGAAGCACTGTAGGATTTGCTAATTCTGCTATTCCATATAATACTCTGACTAAAATACAAAAATATATCGAATTTAAAGGTGGTGCGACTGATGCTGCTGGAAAAAGACAATTAGAAGTAGGAACATTTGATTTTACACAAGTAAAGAAAATGAGATTTACTGTTATTCGTGGTAGTGACCAAAATGGTGGAGAGAATCCAGATCAAGCATTAAATGTATTTTACAGAAAAGGAACATCTAATACTGTCACGTTGTTTAGTCAGATATTGTTGGCAGCAAATGTTGATCCTCTTTGGCAAGCAGTAGAAATTGACGTTGCTGAAGCAGATGCAATTAGAGATCCAAGTGTAACATTAATTTTAGAACAAGATCGAGGACCTGTATACCAAACTGCAAGTGCTAACGATGATAATTATGGTTTAGCTGCTATCACATTATTCTATGATACTCAAACTGAGACACAGTTTATATCAACTGGTGGTGCTACTCTTACTGGTAACTTAGATGAAGGTGGACAACCTATCAACGCTGATACTGGTATTGATCAAGTTAGAAGAGAGGTATCAGCAGTTCAAGCAGCATTAACAGTAACAGATGGGCAGTTCACAATGTCATCATCTACACCTATTACAACAATCGCTACTGTATCAGCAGAAAATGACATTCCTCTCATAACTAAATACCATAGGGTAAAGTATTTAATCAAGGCATTATAAATGGCAACTATAGCATCACCATCATCAACTTCACTATACTTGAATGCCTTTGACAAGTCTATTCAGTATGAAGGTATAATGAAAACCATAGACGATGATTATTGGACTAAGGAAATAGTTCCAATATTATATCCTATGTGGGATTCTGATAATGATAAATTAGAAGTATTTGTGCAGTACAAAGATGGTACTTCAAGAATGAATAAAACCAAATACTCACGTAATCAAAAGACTGGAGTATATAAATGGATTTCGTATCAGTTTGACCTAACACCATTTACAACAGAGATCGCTGATCTTAATACTAGATTAATTGAGAAGTTTACAGAATACAGACAAGGACAAGAGAACGATTTAGAACGTGCATTAGCAGCATCATTTGCACAAACTTCGATACTCAACTGGACTAAAGTTGCATTAATTAGAAACTTTTTACTCATGGACAGTGATTGGACACAGCTCGGAGACGCACCTGTCACTGCAGAACAGAAAACACAGTGGCAAACATATAGACAGAAACTAAGGGATATTCCTGCGGATCAGAAAAATAAGAGTGCCAGCACAGTAGTATTTCCTATTACACCAACAAAGCATGCTAAACTTGCTGATGGTTTAACTTATCTTGATGATGTATCACATTTCTATACTATACCACAATCAGTATACAGTAAGTTCTCAACTAGAATTGTAAACTATCTCGCACTAGCAATAGGTACAATAGATATTGATGAAATGCCAGTAACTCGTATTGCTAGACCCATGGGTAGTATCAATCCAAACACTGGTAGTGATACACTAGATGATATACTTAAGATGATTGATGAGGGTGATTTCGGAGAATAATTATGCCACTAATATCATTAAATCCTAAAACTAAAGACATGCTTGCTGCTGACTATGCAAAGTTAAGTAATCAGCATATGATAGTTATTGACAACAGTAAGTATCATACACTTGCAACAGATAAGAAAGCAACTGTACTTGCATACTATGACGGTATCATACCAGAGGCAGAGATTGATAGAATATTTGAATTAGAATACATATACTATTATTTCCCATCAGAAAAGATAGCATCAGACTATTGTGAGCAATGGTTTCCACAACCACAGAATTTACCAGACGCAGATCATTATATAAGAGCATATATTCTCAAACCAGATGGAACGATACCATACGAGAACGCAGATCCTACACCACCAGGTTGACAACTATAAAAATTGTGATAAAATAGAAATAGTTATCACTCATCAATGAACGTACCAGACCCTTGGATGCTTCAACACTTGCAATTGCAAGCGATACTCAGGGATCATCCGATTCCTGCTGATCAAATGCAGTATCTAGGAGAAAGAGAATACACAACAGAATATAATGCACACCCAGAATATCATGGAAAACAAATGCCATGGTATTTAATTGGTGGTCAGCATGAAGTTCCAGTTTGTGACATTCAAGACGTTCAAGGAACTGATGATGCTTAAATAATAGAACTTACTATCAAAACTATGAGAGATCAAGGTTCAGTAGGAAAGGAATCACCAGAAGTAAAGTATGATAGAGCACTTGCTCTATTCACAGAGTCAGTTCTGGCACCAGACCATAATTTAAGAGGTTGTGCTCACAACCAAGGATGTTTTGATGAACTCATGGAGATCAGGAAACATGTATTAGAATATCTTAAGACATTAAGAGAAGTCACACATCATACTAATCCAGATGAAAGTGATGCTATTGAAAGTGAAAAAGTCATGGCAGCAAAGTACATGACACCAAATGCAAGAACCATGGAGTTCATGCGTAATACTATACCAAATAGATTCTAATGAAAACAGAGAAAGAGAGAATGCTTAAGGCACTCATGCATATCAATGATATACAAACTCTCATACAAGACAATCAATTTGAAAAGTATTTACAAGATCACCTTATTGTAGTAGAATATGAACTACAACGTCAACTATCCCTGATTAATGCAGATGAAAGAAGAAGAATTCAAATCGGCAATCCAGAATATGCTGATGATGCAAAACAACAATGATAGAAACTTTGAGATTCTACAACGTCAGATTGATAATTTACAGAAACAATTAACTGATCTCAATGACTTGAAGGAAATGTTTAGGTTACCTAAGGTAGAGAACAAAGACCGCAAGTACTTTGAGGTAGATGAAACAGAGTGATCTACATTTCAAACGAGGTGATCTCGTAGAGGTTGATGGATACAGAGGATATGTTAACTGCATATGCTTCGCAACTAGATCACATCTACACCCTAACACACCAACTAGTTACTTCACTCTAACTATTAAGGGAACAGAGGCAACAGTAAGAGCAGTAAATATCTGTATCTTTGAGCATCTCTGGTCAACAGTTAAACTAGTGGACAGTTAAGCTAGTGTCACATTATTGTTGCACATGTTATTGTATTGCATTATAATATGTGTATACTAAACAGGTTACATTATGATCAAACTTGGTTCTAACGTCAAATCTAAGATACATGATGATCTTACTGGTCATGTTGTAGTATATCAACCACTCAACAACTATGCTGTTGTAATGACAGACATCATGGACTATGAAATGATGACAGTAGAGTGTTTCCTATCTGACTTGGAGTTAGCATGAAATACTATTATGATATTGTCTGGACAGATTACCAGTATGAGAATAATCTAACTACTATTCAAATGCAAGAGAAACAGCACGTTGATGAAATGATCAAGCGTGTTGAACACATGAAATGGCAGGATGAGCAACGTACTAAGTGGATGTCAGGAGACGAACCACAGTATGTTGTACCTGACGATTGCCCATTCTAAATTATTATGGAACAAGTACCACTCACACACTCACAGATCAGATACCTTATGAACCTGATGATGGGAGACTACCATTCAAATCACTCTAGATTATATACTAAACTAGAGTCACACTTGGATGATACATCACTAGAGCAGGAAGCGTCAAAGCTTGAGGTGACAGTTGATGAACTGTACACTATGCACGCACGCAGAGACTTAGATGCATTATAATAAATGAAGTTACGTCCACCCACTATGTTTAATGCTTGCTTCAATGATGGTAGTCTCCGCGACTATATTATGTCAAATGCGCAAGATCCGTGGGAGTATACTCCATTTAAGGGATATGTACACATGTCACCTAAACAAAAGGGAGAATTCGGAGAGAGATTTGTAACCAAATATCTAAAAGGAGCAGGACACACAGTAGAACGCGCAAAGACATCTACTGCAGGACATGATCGTGTGGTAAATGATATACTCACAGAGATCAAGTTCTCACTTGCAACACGTAACAAGAAGGGAGGAGTCAAGAAAGACTCATTTATTATTAACCATGTATCTCGTGAGAAGGATTGGGAGATACTGGTATTCTTTGGTATTAACAAAGAAGAGACAGATGCACGTCTAGTATGGTTTACTAAAGAAGATTTCAAATCACATTTAGATTCAGACAACTGTCTATTTGCACACCAACAAGGTGGTAAGAACATAGAGAACGATGATTATATTTGTACAAAGGTATCAGAACTATTAAAGCAGACATGGGTTCATAGTATA